AAGGGGAGAACTCTTCCAACAATTCGTTGGTCATCTCTCCTTTCTTATCAAAGATAATATGATTTATGGTGTTAAACATCGTGTAGTATCATATCCTCTCTGTAAATGTCTCCATGTTCTCCACCATCAGCAAACCATTTGGATGGAAAGTAACAAGTCTTTCCCCCAATTAAGGATGCCCACCAAGAGAACGTGGAATTGCTTCCCACTATAATATCACATTTACTCATCATGGCAAGCTCTTTCACATCAGAATCGGTTTCAATCAAAGTGTAATTGAACATATTAAATTCTTTTGTAACGTGTTCAGGAGAATCCGTGAACATATAAATTTTGGTTCCTTTTACCATTTCGGGGGCAAAAATGTTGAGGAAATAATCGAAATATTCTGTCTTACAGACATAATGAATATTTGGATATATCAAATAATCCCCCCTTCTTACATGGAACGCCACTCTGATTATGGGATAAATACTGGGAGTTGAATTACTATCCCCAAAGTCCAATAACGATATAAATTCATCCTTAAATTCCTCAAAATATTTGAGGGATTGGAAATATCCATGAAGAGAAACACTTCCATGATGAAAAGGTAATTCATCGTAATTGAATCTCTTCTCGTGAAGAGAAATCACATCTCTAGTAACTGGTGGAGAACCATATTCAAAATTGCGAAAGATATTATCTTTATACGATAAGACGCTATTACCTTGACCAGCATTCCAATTATCGGGAACGATTATCAAATTCTTGTCATGCTTTTTGGCATAGGCGTATCCCGCAGCAATAATGAATAGCTGGTTTCCCAAACCACCAATTGGATGCACGTAGCAATTACTCATGGGAGCATCTTACCATTCCAAGAAAGGATGTCAAGGTGCTGAAAAATACAAAAACGGACACTTTCCGTCCGTTTTTTAATATCCAAGCAACCTTTTCCTGCGCGTATCAGCCGTGGACACCGAGAACGTCTCAGAGAACGCTGATACGGGAACGGTAGTAACCGAACTGAGGAACGGGAAAACCGAATAGGAATTGTCGGTGTTGACAACTGCCATATCGGTGAGGTGGAGGGAAGACGGGATGTTGAACACCGATCCCAGAACATTCACCGTGACGTTTGGAAAGGTTGCAAGGGAGAATGCTGATGCGGTGTGAACGGTGCTACCCACAGAAAAATTCACGGGGGAGAAAGCGAGTCCTACATCGGTGGTGGAAAGGGATACGACTCCAACTTGGCGACTTGTAACCACAACGTCTGCCCCAGAGAGATAGGTGACACCCGTGGCAGATAGGGAAGTGTTCGTAAGGTTCGGGGTTCCGGTTTTTTCAGCGGAAAGGAGGACGGTTTGGAACGTGTATAGGCTCATAGTATTATTTAGTAATTTGGGTAATTATTTTCAAAGTATTCTATGAGTTTGGAAGACACGGTATCCTTTCCAGCTTCAATATTATCAAGCTCGATTTTTTCCAAATCTTCTGCAACCTCATGATATGCGGATTGTGGAAGATTGAATCTTGGTAATGATAGAATTTTAATCCATTTAACTACCAACGGTGTCTTCGCCACATTTGAATATTTTAAATCAAAAATTTTATCATTATAATATGCCTCGATTTCTTCGCACAGCCAATTTCGTCCGCTATCCCAATAAATATCACCCTCTTCGTTTTTATCAAACCATCCCCTAAACCAATCCAACAAGTTCAAACGGTTTTCAACTGTTTCTTTTGAATATGGTCGTTCAACGTAAAAAGCGTCTATTTCTGCCAACTCGTAAGCTTTTTGGATTGCGGTTTCTGATACTGTCATGTATTAATTTAACACAATTTTTAAATTTGTCAAATATTTTTATTGAAATCTGTTTTTGGTCTGATAGTCTGTTAAGTAATAGTATGGCTAAAAAATACTCAACAGATGAAGTGATCAAACTTTTCAAGGAGAAGCATGGGGATAGATATGATTATTCGATGTTTATTTATCCCGGTAAAAAGAATGATAAAGGGATTGTGATTTGTAAAGATCATGGTCAATTTCTAACTTCCAAGCAACATCATTTACAAGGTTCTGGTTGTCCTGATTGCGCGGGTGTCCCAAGAGGGGGATTCAAACGAAGAACCCAAGAACAATTCATGGAAGAATTGAAAGAAAAATATTCGAAATTTCAGGAATATGATTTTTCTAAATTCATATATAAGAACAACACCACCAAAGGAATTATCGCATGTCCCAAACACGGAGAATTTCAAATCACTCCCAAGCACTTGTTGGCAAGACAATATGGTTGTTCCGAATGTTCGGGAAAGAAAAGATTGACGATTGAAAGGATCAGGGAATTAACATCATATCAAATTCCCAATCAGGAATACACAAACAATAAAACACATATTAAAGCTGTGTGTGAATTGCATGGAGAATGGTTGGTTAGACCGGATAATCTTCTTCACTCTAAAACAAGATGTCCAGTATGTGCTGAGAATCTATCTAAGATTGAAGAAGAACTTAGAGAATTTGTGGAGTCTGAATTGGATACCGACATTATTAGAAACGATAAACAAATTTTAGATAAAAAAGAATTGGATGTCCTATCCCCAAAACACAATATTGCAATTGAGATGAACGGGTTATTTTGTCATTCAGAAGAAGAAGGTAAGGACAAACATTATCATTTATACAAGACAAATAAGTGTCTGGAATCTGGTATTCGTCTGTTTCACATATTTGAGGATGAATGGCGGAACAAACAGGAGATTTGGAAATCCATTATTAGATATAATTTCGGGAAAGTTCCCAATAAAATCCATGCTAGAAAATGTGAAATAAGAATGGTTGACAATTTCAATACAAGACATTTTCTAAACGACAACCATCTACAAGGATATTCCAATTGTTCAATTTCGCTAGGACTCTATTACAATAACCAATTGGTATCCATATTAACATTTGGTAAAAGTAGATTCGATAAGAATGTGGAATGGGAGCTTATTCGTTTCGCCAACGTATTGAACACTTCGATAGTCGGTGGATTTCAGAAGTTGTTCAAACACTTCATCAGAACTTATAATCCAAATTCCATAGTATCTTACGCAGATAAGCGATATTCAATTGGTAATATATACCGTAGTGTTGGTATGAAAGAGATTCAAAATGATGCGGTGAATTATTATTATTTTAATAAGCGAGAAGGTATTAGATATTCTCGCCATCAGTTCCAGAAACATAAGCTCGAAGATAAGTTACCAATCTTTGATGAGTCGTTGAGTGAAGGGGATAATATGAAGATGAATGGTTTTTATAAGATATATGATTGTGGTAATTATAAATTTGTGTGGAGGAAATCATTGCAATAATTGATTCCGGTATTAAGTATTACCATGAACAGAAAACAATTCAAATTATACGTCACTATCAACAAAATCAATGGCAAGGTTTATGGGGGAAAACATTATTGGTATCCAAAAACTAGATATATGGGTTCTGGTTATAGATTGCGCCAAGCTATGGTCAAATATGGAAAAGAAAATTTTGAAACTAGGTGGTTTAATTTAAAGATAACTACACCAGAAGACTTGAATAGATTGGAAATCAAGTTAATCAGAAGGCTACACCACAAATTCGGTAAGAGTAATTGTTACAATATTCAAAAGGGTGGTAGGGGGGGTTATTACACTGAATACATGGATGAAAATGAATTGGATGAAGTGTATTCTAAAATAAGCAGTGGTCTTAAAGAAAAATATAAAGACCCCGAACATTATGATAAATGGAAAGAATCCTTAAAGAAAAGGAAAGCTACGATGGATTTAAGAAAATCTAAAGAGGGTAAATCTGATAAGGAAATTAAAAAGAGACAATTCATGCTAGATAATGGATTCGGTATTGTCACGTATGAGATATCATATCCCGATGGCAAGTCTGTCGTTGAGAGTAAAACACTCAGAGATTTTCTAACTGAATATAAAACAGAAGATCATGTATTCTCGCGCATCAGAACAAACGGCGAATATGTCTTCAAGAAGAGAACCAAACTTACAAAACACCCATTTCCAGTTAAGACGGTTATAAAATATATTTCAGAGATAAGAACATTCGATACCTATAAAAACGAGGAAACCCAAGGGTCTTCGGCACCTTGGGTTTCAGATTTGATTTGCGTAACTGCTTGAGTATTAACGACTTAGAGGTAGGTTGAAACCGACCCCGGTGTAAACGCAGTACCAAGACCCTTTACGATGATAAGGTGGTAATAGAGCGATGCACCAAAAATGTTGTTCACAATCCCGTAACGAGTCATAAGACCCACACGAGGAGCGAAATCATTTGGTCCAATCGTTCTTTGCACCATGATCGGGATATACGGACAGTATATCAGACCAGTATCATAGTATTCAGAACCCTTGTAACCCAACAGCGCATATTCCACACCACTGGTTTGACCAGAGTAGTAGTTAGGGCTATAGAGCGAGGAATTCTGAACTTCAGTCCGAGTATCACGATAAACCGTCCAGCGGCTACCAACAGTACCAACTTTTGCGATACCAACACCAGCAGTCGAGACTGTGCCATTGATTTCGTAAACCTTAAAGTCAGGAAGCATTTCGAGGATGCTGCAAACACGAGGAGTGGCGATAACAAAGTTAGCGGCACCTCTACGGTTACGAGCAGCCATACGACCACTTTCGATAATAAGGCGTTGATAGAAGGTAAGATTCCGTTCAGCAGTCCAACGTCCATCCGCACTAACAGGACTCCAGATGGAGAAACCTGCGCCAGCACCAGCATTGAAGGCAGTTTGGATCATACGCATCACAACTTCGCGGTCGATTTCGGCTTGGATTTCATACGACATTGCATTCGTAAGTTCTCCATCGATATCGATACCGTTCATGTTTTTGATGTCTTGTTCCAACTCAACCGACCAGCGGGTAGCTAATCTACGTGTTCCGGCCTCAACAGCGGTCTTTTCAAACTTGAGTTCGATTTGAGGGATTTTACCCGTCAATTCGTAGTTGCTCAAAAGTTCAGCAATACCACGGTCTTGATCTGCGAATGTCCAGTGTTCGGTGTTACCCGAAAGGAATCCAGCAGATGTGCCAGTGAAACGTGTGTCCAGAAGTTGATAACCAAGTTCGGTGTCTGGAAGACCAGTACTACCATCGTAAGCAGCTTTAAGC